GGAGCAAATATAGAGTCTCTTATTCCAGGTCTTGCATTGTAACCTTGTAGCCCGTTTGAGTTAGAAACTCTTACACCGGAAATACTTCCTGTGACAGAGACCCTGGTTATCTTTATTTCCTGGGGAAAAACAGAGTCAATTCCGTAGATAGGCTCTTCACCATAATCTATGGAATAGCTCAAACTTTGAGTTTCATTATAAACAACACCGTTTATATAAACTTTTAAATGTGATCCAGCTACAGTTCTTTGTGCCATATTAACCTATTAAATCCTCTTCTGTACCCCATACATAGAATTTTTCAGAAGTACTTTCGTTACCCCAATTACCTAGACCTTCGTCACTTGGATATAGTATATAAATTATTACAATAATACCTGTTGCAACAACCTCTTTTATAAGATCTTCTGCATAAAGCCTTCCAGCAACAGAGTCTGTTAGGTAAAAAGGATAATCATTACCATCTAAAGACACGTTTGGTGGATTTTTCTCAGCAACAAGAGCTATGTCAGTTCCTATCGGATGTCTATTTTTAAACTTATATGAAGGATCTATTCTAATAGTATTTGAAGAAGGTTTTGCAATATAAGGCACAGGGCCTTCTTGGTGAGATGTACCCAACCCTATAATTACACTACCTGCCTCGTCTGGAAACTCTGAAGCATCGTCTACAAATACAATATCATCACTATCGGTATCTAAAATTTCTGTTGTAGATGCTGATTCATTACTTATTGTATAACCAACTGTCTCATCATAAATATATGGGCCTTCCTGACCTTCTAAAGAAGGACCGCTTTCATATATATGAGCAGCGCCTTTTCTACTACGCCTTACAATTCTTGTAGTAGCTGGCATAAAAACCTCTAAGGTTCTAGGAGATGTCTGAAAAGCTGCAGCATATCTTTTATCTGATATCAAAGTTCTTAGTTTAGGATTAAAGAATAATACAGCCTCACCAGTACCTTGTGTTACTATCTCTTCTAAGCCGTTAGGGTTTTGTATTTCAAAATAAGAATTGTTAACAGTACTACTAATAACTTCTGTTATAATAAAGGTTCCTCTATTTAAAGTATCAAAAGCAGTTCCGTAAATATTTACATAATCTCCAGGTTTTACCTTACCTATAGAAGGGTTTGCACCGCCTGTCCACGTAAATCTTATACTACCATCAGGTTCTTGTGTGATAGTCCACTGTGTACTAAAATCACCAGAGGTAGGTCTTATTTCCTCAAATTTTAAAACATTTTGAGCCTTACCTCCTAAGACTCTTACACTAGAAGAAGGACCATCTGTAGAGGAAATTAGAGATACTTTAAAGTCATTACCCTGCTCTTTTACAAAAGCAGAACCTGTTTGACCCAATTCTCTAATTTTTTTAGTTATCGCATCTGCAACTTCCTGAGCTGTTGCACTACTTATATTTTGAAACTGGCTTGTAGAAAATATTATATCTAAAGGTTCACCACCATCAAAGGAAATGAGTAAGTTATCACCATCTTCTAGAAAGTAATTTTCTACTTCAGTAGCATCAGAAGTTGCTCTTGTAAAAACTTCTCCATACAAAACCCTTAAAAGCTGGTGTATAAGATCTCTAACCTGCTTTCTAGTCGTGACTTCAATACCTATCTCACGAAAAGCTTCATCTGATAAACCTACATTTGGAGGTCTAATAACACCCTTATCTCCAAGTCTTTGGTCTAAAAACATTTCTTGTGCAGAAACAACGTATAGCGAATCGTTTACAGCTTCTACGTTGTTAATTAGATGAGCAGGACCGCTTGCTACAGACTTTAGAATAGCATCTGTGTTAGCACCCCTAATAGCTTTATTAAGGTAAGCCCTAAGTCTTTTGTATTCATCTTCTCTAGTAGCCATTTTTACTCAATTTTTGAAACGATTACATCTGCTATTGTATCTAATACAAGTGCTTTTTCTCCAGAATTAACCCTAATTACGTCATTATTAGCATCATACTGAGGAGAGCTTATAGCTACAGATTGAACACCTACAATAGCGTTTACATTACTTACAATATTTGAAATAGGAATTGGTTGACCTACATCGTTAGAGTTGATCAGCGCTGTTACAGAGTTTCTTATCTCTTCAGATATTGTAGAGAAAGGAACACCTGTTTTAACTCTTACATCAATAGAAACCTGAATTCTTCTAACAAGAGGTGCTTTAATAAAGATCTCAGCTCCTGCGGCTCCAACACCTGGATAAGTAGTACTATCCCGTGGCTCTCCGTATACAATCCTATTAGCTTCTGCAATGAGGCCTGTGTTGTATTTGTAACTATCAATACCTTTGATAACATCACTTGAAAGGTTTAATTTTCCTAATGCAGAAATCGAAACACCGGCAAGCTCGTTAATTTTCGATGACTGATTAGCTGTATCAAAAAGTATATTTTTTGCGTTTAGATTTGCAGGGTTTGTTGCTATAATATCGATCTTCTTATATCCTACATAGGGATTTTCTTCTTCTACATAGAAATTGCTAAAGTTAGTATCTAGAAGTTGTTTAGTAGTACTCGAAGCATTTCCTGTTACAATAATTTCTGTTTCACTTAGCACATCGCTAACAGTGTATCTTCCGGCATTGTCTTCACCTAGAAAGTTACTGGAAATAACGGCAACATCACCGGGAATGATTCCATCATAAGATTTAAACTTCATAGCTTCTCTGTGAAATTCTAGTACATCAGAAATTGTAATACCGCTTTCGTTTACAGCGTCTACGTTGATGTAGCTAACAAAATTTCTTCTGCCTTCTTGTGTAACTTCGACATCAAAGTCACCAGCAACATCTACATTAGAGGCGTTTGTAGTTTCTCCAAAACCAACATTTGTAATAATTACATCATCACCAGATGCTACCGCAGAGAAATCAGCAGAAAAAGTAGTGTTTATAACACTAGTTTTTGTAATAGCAACATCTGAAGCACTTTCTCCGGTAGTTACAGGAATTTCTATACCAGTTTTACCAGGTACGGAAGGGTCTCCTCCTCCACCGTCTTTGTTATACCAGATATAATACTCAGTAGCATCTTCTGCACTATTTATAAGAGCATATTGTCCTGTTGACATGTCAACAGCTCTTGATTGAGTCATTCTTGTGATTTCTTGAAGTTTTTCTCCAGAATCTATAATATGAAACTCACCCTGATTGTCAGCAGAGAAGTCTGTACCTAAAGTTATGATATCTCCTGGTCTCATACTTTCTAAAGAAGGTTCGTTTCCAGAACCTGCCCATTTTAGCTTTGTAGTACTGCCGTCTTTTTCTACATCATAATCAGTAGAAGCATTTGCCCCTGTTGATATAAGTTGATCTGCTAGTGTAACTTCTTCATCTACAGAGTTAGGGTTATCAATATAGATAGAGTTTTTAAATCTTCTGATTACCCTATAAGTTCCTTGGTTTAGAATATTAAAATCACTAGCAATTATAACAGAGTCACCTTCTTGAACTTCTGTAGTTGCTGTTAAATCTCCTGTACTTGAAGTAGGCGCTGTTAACTGACTTCCACTAGCCGTTGCACCACCACCAGAAGCAGATAAAGCAACTGTCACGCCTGGTATGTCACTTTCTATGTTGGCTATAGCAGCATTTGATTGAGAGGATACGTTAGGTAAAAGTGAAATAGCAGCAGCAAGATTTGAAGCTGTATCGTCTAAAGTAGCTCCAACAGAGAATTCAACACCTTCAGTAACAGTGTTTGCTCCTACAGTAAAAGTACTGCCTACAACAGCTACATTATCGGTAATAGTAAAACTACCAGTTGCTAACTCATTAACAGCGTCTTGGTTTAAGATTCTTAAAGTTTTTCCGTCATCAGATTTACCAAGAACAATAAATGTTCCATTGTTTACTGAATTAAGTCTGTTTGAGAGTGTGATCAAATCACCTTTATTAATACCATCAAACCTCATGTCACCAGTGTCAACACTGATATCTGCTGTTCCAAGAACTGAATCGGTATTTATTGTTAAAGTACTTGCTGAAGAGTCTTTTACATCAATACTATTAACTAAAAAGAAAGGCTCTGTACCGTTTCCATCCCAAGATATACAGGTTAATTCACCTTGTTTTTCTACTCTAAAAGTTCTTCCACGGGTTCTTGTGTGGTATCTATTTCTACCAAATAGATCTTGAGTGAGTTGTCTATCAAAAAGTTCAATCTTTGAAAAGCCTACAGCAGGGGTGGCTTGGGTAACTCTTATAGAATTTGTCTCATCTATGCCGATATTCTTCTTTTGAATCTCACTAGCAGAAACTTTTACATACTGATCTGAGTGAAATCCGGTAGATGCTGAAGTAAGTATTGTAACTATAGATTTTTGATTTGACTGACTCCCAACAACAACGGCACTTCCGTCAATTGTTGCAATAGCAGCACTTGCTGTATCACCAGCTACTTGTACAGAACCTTCGCTTCCTGTTACATCACTAGAGAACTGTAGTGTAGAGTTTCTTCTTACTGATTTTATCTCACCTATTGTTGTAAAACCTGTAACAGCTAGAATGTTAAAAAACTCTGAAAGATGCAGAGATGTTGTAGGTACTATTCTTACCTGCTCACCATCGTTAAAAGTATATGCATCTACAGTGTTAGTAGAAAAACTAGGAAGAGTTAAACTGTTCTTAAAAGTAAACTGAGGGTTTCCTACAAGCGCATCAAGATCTGTTGAAAGGATATAGTTTTTACCGTCTTTTAGGAAAACTCTTTCATAAGAAAAATCAGAATCTTCTGCAGTAGATCTGTCGATAACACCAGCACCTGAACTTCCATTATCGTCTAATATAGTTGCTGTAAGATAATCTGAAACATCACTTGTCACATAGTCCACGATCTCTTGTGCGGTAGTTGAAGAGCTTTCATAAATAGAAAAAGTATTTGTTTCAACAGTAGCGATATCGGTCTCAGCTACAGCATCTCCGTTTGCTCTTCTAATAGTAAAACTATTGGCAGTAGAAGAATCAACTCTATAGGTTCCTGTGTTTTCCTGACTAAACTCTCCAGTAGTTCTTATTGTTACATAATCGCCTGAGTTAAGAGAAGCTAATCCTGGAGCTGTACCCGTCCCTGAATAAGTATATGTAACAAGGTCTACAGAAGGACTTAAAGGAGATATACTAACATTCCACTCTGTTGTTCCATCAATAGTTGTTACTCTTGCAGGTCCAGATTTTAGAAAAATATCAATATTTACTGTTTCACCAAAAGTCACAATATGTGTGATATCCTGATCTGAAGCAGTTGGGTATTTGTAGCCTACACCAAAGCTCTCACCTGATCTACCCCATTCTGTAGATCTATAAAGGATGGCATCTTCATCGGTAAGAGAAAGTGGATCTAGACCATTTTTTGCCTGCATTAAAGCTTTGTAGTTGTCAAATAAGAATTCATCTCCAAAAAATTCTGTAAACTCTGTCGTTGGACCACCTTCAGAATCATAGGCTCTAAAGTTATCAGGGTTATTTGGGTGGGTATTGTTTACAAGTGCTGTTCTAAATACAGGAATATCAAAAGTCTTTCCTGTAGCATCGTTATCTAATACAATAACCAAGAAGTCATTGTGACTGAAGTCATAACCACCAAGTACATGGTAACGATCTCCGACTCTACTTCTTTTATAAATAGGGCTATTTTCTACATTTATTGCTGTTCCAATAAACCTTTCAATCTCAATGCACTCTTCAGAGATAATGTCATTCTGACCGTTGTATGGTTGAGAAAAACATATATAACCTGAAGGATCTAATCCTAGAGCTGCAAGATCTTCACTTGAATCTATCGAAGTTATATTACTATTTGGTGGATCTGCAAAAGCATCTGTATTTATGGTTCCGTGAACAAAAAGAGGAAATTGTTTATCACTAAAAGAGGACTCATTAAAGGCTATTTGAGAATTTATACTATCAGAACTATCACTTTTTGTAAAATTTAATGACTTACCTGCTTCATTAGAATCGACCACGAAAAGAGAGCCATCTACAGACTCTGTTTTTGTTCTTATTACAAAAATCTCGTCTTCATCTATACTAAAAACAGCGTTTTTTACTTGTAGATTTATATCATCTGCGATAGTGTTTATATCATATACACCTGGATCTACTTTAATCTTTTGTGGTGCTATCTCTGTTCTTACTACTGTAAAACCTTCTTGAAACAACAAAGGGCCTTCAGCAACAGCAGAAGATTCTTCTGAGGCAGTGACTTTAATATCAAGAGTTGTTGCTGTAACAGCGTTTACTCTTGCTTCTAATCTATTTGCAGCAGAAAGTTCTTCTGACCAGACAATTACATAATCTCCAACCTGTACATTTCCAAATGCATTAGTAGAACTACTGGTATACCTAATAATTCCACCACCGGGTTTTGATACTTCTAAAAAAGTATCGGCAGCAAGACCTGTTTGAATCGATTCTACATTCTTATTGTCAACAACTATCCAAAGATATGCTGTATCGGTAAGAGTAAGTGATCCACCTAAAATATTTGAACTTCTGACTTCTGCTCTAGTAAACTCAGATCCTAATGTTAAAGAATCACCCTCGGTAAGAGGTTGATTAAGCTTTATCTGCGCTGTATTTCTAGATAATTCAAAGTCTGCTTCGTTACCAGTAGCAGAAAGACCTAGATCAGAAGAAAACATTCCTTTTATAACAAGTGTAGATAGTGGGTCAATACTTATCGCAGCTCTATTTACAGCACCTAAGTTACTGGTAAGTTTTATCTGCTCACCATTTGCTTCTGCTGTAACACCCGTGACTTTTGCGTTTATAACATTGATCCAAGAAGATAAGGTATTGTTTGCACTAACAGTAGGATGCTGTCCTTCTGCAATAAAATCCTCATCTTGAAATGTATAAGTTATAGCATTTGTTCCATCAACAGATACTGTCAAGGTTTCGCCATCTGTTATAGTGCTTGACCAATCGAATCTTTCCTTCGATATAACAAAAGCTGATCTACCATTTTTATTTAAAAGCTCTCTATTCTTATATAATAAAACAGTACTTACCTCGTTGGAAGTAAAACCAAAGCTAGGTGCTGAATCATTTCCAACACTAGGAGATGTGATTTGTAAAAATTCATTATCTTCAGCTTTTGCTTGTAATACAACTTTTGTTCCATTTTCTGCTGTAGTTGCTTCAAAGGTAAGATCTGGGTTATCATTTATACTTGCAACAACTTCATAAGCAGTTGCAGCACCTTCTGCTCTAAAAGCACCTGAAAGAAAGGTGTGCTCAGAAAGAATTCCACCAACTAATATGGAAAGTTTATCAAAAGAATTAATACTAAAAGGAGTGGAAAGAGAAGACTCTAAAAAAGCTTTTCTTACAGATGTTTGAGAACCGCCTGTTTCTAGTTGAAAATTTTGCTCTCCACCTATTGCAGAATCTATAATAGGTTCAATACCTACTCCTGAAGACTTTTCTTCATACCCCTCTCCATTATCAATATACAAAATTGTCTGCTCTGGATTTGTTGTATCTATTTCGTTAGAAGTTACTCTGGCATCTTCGTCCTGAGCCTGTGCTCCTAAAACAGCGTTTCTAACCGCTAGTGCAGTACCAAGGCCTCTTGAAAGTCTTGCTTTTTTAATTCTATCTCTATAGTTGTCGTCACTTTCTTCTTTTTCACCGTTTGATATAGGTATTTCATTTATAACAGAAGCACCTGGGAAAGGTTCTGTTGAAAACTCTCTAATAGAACCTCTTGGTGCGTTTGCAAAGTCACCTGGCTCCTGAGCTACAACCTGTACAAAGTCATTTCTGTTCTCACCATCTAAAAGAATTGCTGCAGAAGAAACATTATAGAGAATATCTGCAGTAGCACCTGCTCCAGGAGAAAGTACAACCGTATCAACTGGTATAGTTCTTGTACCGCCTTGCCCTAGAATTACTGACTCAGAAATATTGTGGAATTTTTTAGTTGGGGTGTCTAGTGTTATCTCCCAGAAAGAACCTACTTGAGTAACCGTATTATAAGAAATAGGCCCTTCAACATTTGGAGTACCTCTTCCTATATAAAGAGTTCCTGTAGCTGTAAACTCAGAAGCATCTGAAACCCTGATTACAGAAGATCCTATATTAGGAGATGGTGAGCCTGCATATATTTTTGTCTCTATTTTCTCAAAAGTAGTATCTAGTACACTCACTGTTCCGCTTGCAATCTGGGCTGGCTGTCTAGGTACACGCTCTTCGTCGCCTATTCTATTCAAAGCCTCGCCTACGGCTCTGTCTAAAGAAAAGTCTCTAAGTATTTGAAATATGTCTCCAGATGTCCTAGCAACGGATCTGGCTACAACGTCAAAAAATTGAGTAACAACAGAACCTGTATTTAGATCGTCAATACCTGTAAGACCTCGGTATTCCGTAAGCATCTCTGAAAGTATTTGTTCTCTAGATCTAGGTGTTGGTAAGCCTTCAGCCATATAAGTCCTCTTAGATATATAATATCATACACTTTAAAGATTTAGTCCGAACGAATAATTAAGGAAAGGTGTAAGTTATTGAAATTATACTGTAAAGTTTATAGGAAATATACCACGATTATTTGCCAGCCTAACACTTATTGTCAAAGAAAGGTCTGGAGGCAAAACATTCATCTCCATACTTTCTATACCATCAAAACGAGGATCTTCTAGTATCATATCTTCAAGATCTTTCATTATATTCTCTACAACAATATCGCTTACAATAGTACCGGGATTAATCCCTAATCCGTAGTTATTTTCATCTAATATTGCACCTTTAGTGGTTACAACCTTCATTTTTAAAGCTTGTACAAGATTTGTAATACCATTGGCAAGACCTGCTTCCCCAAAGGAATTCAAAACAACATCTCCATTTTCTGTCAGAAGCCAGTCAATCTTGGATAGTCCTGTAAGGGTATCGTCTTGTAAGAACGGGATATCATAAGCTCTTGGTTCTTCTGGGGTAACTTCGTTTGTAGGTATGTAGATTTGATTCTGACTATTTACTGTTCCAGGTAGAAAAGCTTTTATTTTTGCGCCTTCAGAGGCTTTGAGGTTTTCTAGGTCAGCAAGACCATCTACTGTTATAAGATAGTTATTATCGGAGATCTTTTCTATATTAGCTATTTTTCTAGTAAACATAGGTACTGTGTTACTTGATAGCTGAATTTTTTGGCCGATATAAAGATTTTTGTCAGTACCTATGTTAAACTGCCTACCATCACCGTTTGACAGAAAACTATAGAAAAAACCATCTTCATCAATATAAGGAGACCTTAAATTATTTATTGTAACTATTTCATTATAAAGATCTGCACTTCCTAAGTATCTAGAAGATATCTGCTCTATTGTTAAACCAAAAGGAACAGGAGCTAGAAACTTTGCTGTATAAGAAGAGTTAAAAGGTATATCAGAGTCGTCTGCTAAACCACCTACATATTCTAGTGGTGTCTGAGTTCTTGTGTCGTCAAACTCTCTAGTAGAAGAAAGAATGTTCATATCTAAAACAGCCGCTTCCATAGCTGTTAAAAGTTCAAACTCATCAATTGTCATAGGTATAGCACGTTCTCTGGGTGCTGGTCTTCCAAATATTTCAGAAAACTCTGCATCACCGGCTCCAAAAACATTTGATATATCAAGGATTAAATCTTGAATATCTTGAACAATGTCTCTAACCTCATCAACAGAAATTAGTGAGTTCACTTCAATCTCATCTTCTATTGCCTGTGTTTGTTTGGGTGTAAGCTCTAACTCATCTACAGCTATTGCACTAAAAAAATCAAAATTTTCTTCTGGATTTTCAAAAATCTCATTTACAGGAGATACTCTATTAGCATCTCTAGCCTGTATTCCATTTAGGCCAACTTCTACCTCTTGAGATGTTAAACCTTCGTTCCTGTCGTTCTCTTCTTTAATTACACTTAAAGTATTCTGTATTTTTGTCTGAGAAACCCTTGTTCTCTGAGCACCGCTAAATGTTAGAGAAAAAGCCTGGGATGCAGCTGCCAGGTCGTTAGATCTCTTTCTAGTAGCAGAACTTATGTCCCTACCTATCTGGTTTGGTAGATCAGATACAGCTAATGTTAAACCTGCAAAATCCTTAACAAGAAGTGTTACTTTTCTAAGTTGATCAAAAGGCTTTCTAAAGTCAGCTCTAACAGATTTTACTACATTTAAAGATGCGCTCATTAAACTTCTTGCATTGTCTAGTGTGTTTGATATTCTCTGAAAGAAGTTTGCATCTAAATCAAAGGTTTTACCACCAACATCTACAAGAGAACCCTGGTTAAGCCTAACTCTTTTCCATGCCTTAAACTGCATGTTAAAAAGTGTTTCACCAGGACTTCTTTGGCTTTTTGAAGCAGTATATGCAATAGGGGTTACGACAAAAGATTCGTTTGTTTTGGGGCAATCAAAAACAAGTCTCCAGTTTTTATTAGCAGGATTTGTTTTCGCCATTGCATACTGCTCTAAAAACTGCTGTACAAGTTGTGCTTGAAAATAACCAGTATTTCTTCCAGCGTTTTCTTTTGTAAAATCTAAAGCAATAGGTTTCGGCTTACCTCCGCTTATAAGTGCTTGGCCAGCTCTAGCAACACTCCCTAAGGACTCAACTACACCACCAAAAAGAGCGATTCCTGTTCCAGAATTTTCATCAGCAATACGATCCCTACTAGGCCATATACCATATGTACCAGATGCCGTTATCATTTTAAACTTAACACCATTATGCTCTTCTACAACACCTCTCATAGTAGCTGATGTATTTATAGCAAATTGATCTGTTATACTTAGCTGCTGAGGTGTAATAGGAAGCGTAACCTCCCAAATACCTACTCCTCCACCATAAGTATACTGTACACCGCCTGTGTCTGATTTATACTTAACAACTTGATTATTCTGAGAAACCCCACCTATTCCTCCTGGTAAACCAGACAAACTACCCGAAACAGGCCTGTTTGTCCTGGAATCAACTACTAGAAGTCTATATGGAAATATACCATCAGCCCTTTGGGGGTCTATATCTACAGGACTAAAAAAAACACTAGGATTTCTATTAGTAACATTCCAAGCTAAATCACCACTAATATGATCTTTAAAACCAGATGCGCTTATAGAGGTTTTTGGGTTTACAACCAGCTTTCCACCGACTTGTGTTAAAATATCTTTTAAAGCCATGATTTTCCGTATTAATCTATAGTTTATACCCTATTTTAAAGGTTCTGTTGGAACTGAAAATAGTGTTTCATGAAAAATCAATAGGTTACAGTACCATGTTTGACAGAGTATTTATAAGCGTTTTTATATCTCTCCATTTTTTTATTATGATATTATTCTTTATAGACATGCAAAAAAGAGTTCATGTCTTTAGAAAATATAGAAGACCTAACTTAAGAATTGTAAAATGAAAAAAATATTAATCATATACTGCTTATTTGCTTTAAGCTCCTGCTCATTTGCCCTGGTAAACAGAATGTCAGAAAAAAAAGGTGTAGATCCTACTTTTCATCTGTATATAGAAAAGTACAAACAGATTATAAAATACGAAAAATACAAGTATAGATTTGAAAATATGTCAATGAATTTTGGAGATCTTGAAAGTAAGGATGATAAAAAAGTTATCGGTAGGTGTAAAAATCTACTAAGTGGAGAAGCAGAGATCCTTATAGACAGAACCTGGTGGTTCTCAAACTCAACAGCATTAGATAGGGAATTTACCATATACCATGAACTAGAACATTGTATAAGGTACAGACCTCACACTGATTTGACCGAAAAAGTCGATGATTTTAGTAGCTTCTTTGAAAGGATTGGATACTACCTTGGATTGATAAGAAGAAATGAGATGCTAATTGACGGTTGTCCTTATAGTATTATGCACTCAACTACTTTTGACTACTATTGTCAACAAAAAAATTACGATCATTATATAAAAGAAATAAAAGAATGGCGCTAAATAAACTTATACAACCTTGCCGTGTTGATTGTGCTGTATTTCTTAGGAACTGTAAAACTAAGTTCTATCCTATAACCTTCTATACCCTTAATAGAACCTGACAGCTCTTCTTGTTCATTTGCTACAAGATACACCCTATCTCCTACGCTAAATTTTTCAGGCTCTTTTACATTTACAAATTTTGTACCTGTCCCTGGAGCATTAAGTTTTGTTGCCGAAATAGCAAGATCTAAGGCTTCTTTGGATAGTTCAGCATTTTCCTTTATCTGCTCCTGAACCTCTATAACTCTGTCTATGTTAATTTTTCTAGAAAGAGTTCCTCCTATGGTATTTAGTCTAAGGTTTATAAAAAGAAATCTGTCACCATATAAACCTTCTGTATTAAGAACCGATCCATCGTTAATATCCTGGTTAACAGAACCTAAATAGTCATTTCCTGTTATATCAGCAAGTCTAGAAGATATAAAAGAGGATCTTGGACCCACTTCATCCTTGAGAATTTGTAGTGTTGTTGGGGCAAGTTTTGACTGCTGAAAATACCCCTCTGTTAGAGCGCCAAAAGCAGCACAGCCAGAACCATTACTACCACTAGGCAAAGAGGTGCTTGTATCAAAGTCTTGTACAGACTGCCATGAATCTATAATCGCAATTGTGTCGTCTATATCAGAAACTGCTGATGAGTTGCCTGAATCTCTTGTAGAATCAGGATCATCTGTAGGAATTATTGACTTCTGATTATTAAGAATATCTTCCCACTCTTGAACAAGTGATTTTAGCTGTCCTATTAAAGCCTGTACGTTTGAATTTGAAGAATATACATCTGGACCAGTAGACCATGTACCGCCATTTGTAATACAAAGCGGTTGTGTAGTACCTGATCCAGGAGGTGTCTCTCCAGTACAACTACCGACCCCTAGATTACACTCTAGCCCAGTTGCTCTTTCAGATATAGCTTCTGATTCAATTGAAGATATTGTAGAATTTATGTCTGCAATAATATCAGGTTCTGTACGGTTTCCTGTAGATACAAACTGTTCAAAATTTGTCTTACCTATACCGTGTGTTCTAGAAAAAGGTATGAAGTTAGTCCATAGACCGTCTGGTAAGGATGCCAAAGGAGAGTTTGGGTCATTTGGAAAAAAAGAGTTGTTTAGAATTCTTCTAGCAGAATCTTCCATAATCTGCTCTGTTAATTCAGACCTCTGATTTCCGTCAAACAAAACAGCTTCATCCTGATATGGCTTTATAAGACCTGTCTGTTCATCTACAAGTTTTTTATTAGGAGAGTCCTGGTTTTCAAGATCTTGTTTATCGATCTGAGCTTCTAATATAGCAGCATCTGCAGACTTTATCTCGTCTTCTATAGAAACAGCTTTCTTAGAAAGTTCTATTCTGTCTTGTTTGTTAAAAAGAGCCACGAATTCTCCTGCTTACTTTAAAGATTACAGTCGGTTACAGGCTAAATTAAATTACTATTAATTTTTAAAACATTAAAAACCATTGTTTCAAGATCCTCTAAACTACCGTTATTAGGAAGTTCTACACATTTATCTGAGAACTTAAATACAGAAGTCTCTGATTCATGAGAATCTTCTGTGACAAGTGCTTCGGCCTCATCTCTTTTGATGTAAATAGGTAGGAAGCCGCTTTTCCATTCTTTATGACTGTTGAAGTACTCAAACTCATTTGGAAACCTCATATCGGAAATAATAGTCACACCAGTCAAATTAAGGTTTACATTTTCACAATGAATATCCTCATTTCCCGTAGCTCTCAAAACCTGGGTGCCAATGATTTGAGCTACCCTTCGAGGGCTTTCAAGTTCCATCCCTGTAATATCTAAATAACTATTTAAAAGATCTTGTGTAACATCTACGTTAAAAGAATGTAAAACATCGTTGATTTTTCCCATTGTCAAAATCTTTGGACCATCTTCAAAGTTAACCTCTTTTAAATCTTGTCTGTCAAAGTTTTCTCTGGGAATGTTAAAAACCTCTGCAGACACCTCTTTTAGCTTGTTAGCAAGAGCTGCTTCTTCAACAGAAATATTTGGATTTCTTTCTGCAATAACTCTTTTAATCATTTCCGTGACAGTAGATTTCCCCGATGTTTTAACACCAGCCAAACCAATTACATAACTCATTTTAGTCTCCTTAAAACTTTTTTCCGTTTTCTTTTAATCTTTCAGATAATTTATGATCTTCTCTATTTGCATTGAATTCAATTTTTTCAGACACAGCACCTGACAAGTCCAGGCTATGAGCGCCTGCCAGGTCAAAGATTCTAATAAGTGCGTCTGCAAGCTCCACTTCAAACATCTTCCTGTGGGGTAATTTGTCGTCCATCATGTTTTTACGATAACCCTCCATAGCCTCTGAGATCTCACTATGTATAAGACACAAAAGCTCTCCTACATTTCTCTCTTTACGCTGCCCTGTCTGTAGGTCGGTCCACCAACCAGCTTCTACATTAATATCGTGAATAGATTCAGAAAGAGTATTTAAGCTCTTAATAGCAGAATCTAGATCTTCTTTTTGTCCGGTCATTTTTTCTCCTTTTTAATTTCTGGAATATTGTCACCGTGAATTTTTTGACCATCTATAGTAAAAATACCGTGTTTTCCAATCCACTTCCTTGGATCAGCCTGATCGTCTATGTAGTAGTTTGGCTTACCTGTAATTACATGTACGAACTCTTCTAACCCAAGGGCTTTTACAACTGCTTCGCACCAGTCCGATCCACCCCCTGACCAAACAACGATTGCATGGCCTCTTCTTGCAAATTTCCTCAGTAGATCAATATTATGCTCATTTGGTAGAAGTCTTTCGTTATGCCCTCTACAACTAACAGTTATAAGCCTATCGTCGTTCAAGTTCATATCTTCAGGTAAATCCCACATCACAAGGGTGTCGTCGCAATCAAAAAAAGCAGTAGGACCTGAGGGTACTTTGTACGGAGAGGTTTGATAATGTTCGTGAGTTGCTGTATAAAATTCTTTGTCTAGTCGCATTTTAAATCTCCTTACCTAGCGTGTACTCATGAACACCTTGTAGATCATGGTTTTTTCTAAGACCTTCTACCAAGTACCCTCTTTTTAGTTTTAAAAATAAGCTAGGTAAATTATCTGTATAGATATCACACATTACCTTTTTAAAACCCTGTTGTTTGAAAATTTTCTCAAACTCTTCATTTATCCTATATGCAAGCCCTTTTTTTCTATGGGCTTTGTGTACTATTGTCCAATAGGTCATAACCAGGTGGTCTGTCATTTTCTTATAAAAAGAAACAGCTACTATTTCATCGTTTTCTTTGATTACACCTACTTTAGCGTTATCTTTAGCAATTTCATCATAAAGCTCTTTTACCGTTTTAACCTTCAGATGCTCTGGTGCATCGTAGTGCTGGTTTATAAGCGTTAAAATCTGCAAAGCCTCAAATGAACTTACTTTACTAATCTCAAAAACCATCAAACAGCCCTTATGTCAACTTCTTTCTTTTCTAGTAACGATTCATTAACATACATCTCAAACAAGCTTTTGTTAAGCCTGTGTCTGTAAGTTATCCCAATAGGTTCCAGAATTCTTTCATACTTTCTAACAATATCCAAAGCTTCTTCTTCTGTTAATTTGTGAATAGTTTCTTCGTCAACTTCAATTTCAACAAAATGCGTCATAACACCTTTGTTATCTCTAACGGTGTAAAAAACAAGTGTAGCATCTTTAAAATTATATATATGACACATTTTCCATATTTCAAAGTTAAATTCATAACCTAACATTTTAGTGAACGCCTCAATTGTATTAAAATTGTTCTTATCAACCCTTAGATTAACCTCTTTTCTAACCACGTTATGTGAGGAGCCCTCTGGCTTTGCTTTCATTGTAAGCTCAGCTCTGCCTGTCTTGTCATTTTCTGCCTTTCTATATCTCAAGAAAGAGCCGTCTGTTTTTGTATAATACCAGTCAGGCCCTTGTACATAAAGGAAATCATACGGTTGGTCAATCTTTTCTACAATTTGCTTAAACTCAAAAAGCTTGTCCCCCTCAATCTTATACTTTGTTTCAAACTCTGTGTGTTTTTTCATCTTTTCCATTTCTAATACCTATTCTCTCTCTCAAAATACTCTACATCCTTGTCCATACCAAGCTTCCTTTCTTTTTTCTTACACTTTTCTTCTTTTTTATCATCTTTATTATAACAAACGGTTGAACCAGCACAGCCATAAAGAAAAAAAAATAAAAAACAAACTAACTTCATAAAAACCTACCTATATTTTTTAAATGCATCTGCCCTAGTTCTCGGCCTCATCTTACTTGCATCAATTCTTTGGACTTCTCTTTTTTTATACCTGTTATACATCTTGTGTATACAAGGTATATCTTTGTGAATTTTAGTCATATATAAAATTCTGAATATAAAACCAAAAGGGTACTCTATGTTCTTTAAAAACCTATCGAAGTGATAGTCCCTAAGTTTCATCCAGTTTTTATTGTTTATAACACATCTTCCTTTAGCCTTTTTTTCTATGTACTTCCTGAAATCCTCCCAATCCTCTAGATAATCAGAAATTTTCATGAGAATTAAAATCCAAAGGTAAAGAAATCTTCGTCGTCATAATCACCCTCTTCATTACTGTCACAAAGTTTCTCAAACTCCTTTAAAGTCTCTTCAGAGACAACAATCTTTCGTTCTGTATCTTCTTTAAGGAATTCTTTTTCCTCAGACAAAACTCTATCTACATTTCTAAGATCACAAGATGTAGAATGTGCTTCAGTGGGAACTCTTCCGTAAACAACTTCCGTTCCACATGTACATCTAATTTCTCTACTTGGTTTAATCATCTTTATCTCATTTTCATAAAAAAACATCTCAGGTGGTATAAGTTCCTGATTATTCCATTTAACCCTACATTTATACCTACTACCTTCTTTAATTACAGAAACAATGATACCGAAGTGATCGTTTACCCGAACCATGTCTCCATACTTAAACTTAGGCAATTTAAAGCTCCAGTTTCTCTTCTAATTCCGATAATTTATAAGGAACCTTGAAGTAATATCCTTGTTTTATGTAAACAAAAACACCCCTGCTATCTTTATATAAGCACGATACGTCATTTTTGTAAAGAAAAAGTGGCTCAAGAACCTCTTCTTTTGTTTTTCTATCCAATTTAAACCTGGCTATTTCTACCTTCTCATTCTCCATCTTTAATCTCTCTTAGTTCAGACATTATATTATAATACCTTTCCATACAACCTTTTGAAAACTCTGAAATCTCTTCTCGCTTACATTTAAGCAACTCGTTCTCATAACCCATTATAATTGTTGCTATTTCCATTTTTAGCTTTAAATTTTCTTCAAGATAATTTGACATTGTTTTTCCTCAGACTAATAGAAGACTTTGATATAGGTGTTATGTTGACTTCTTGTAAAGCATGATCTCTTCTCAAAAGATCTCCAATTACAATTTTCTCTTTATTTTTTAGCATCTGATCAAACTCTTTAATAATTTCAATATATTGACCATCGTTGTACATTTTATCCCACTTTAACCATCTCTCATCAATACTATTCATTACTACTCCAAGTGCCAGTCTTTGTTCACTTCTACATTATTACTTTCTTTTTCCAGTTCCTTAGCCTTTTCCTGATGGTACTTAGCAGATTCTTCGGCTTTTACCTGTTCTCTTTCTAGTTTTTTATCCTCTTCTTCTGTATCTCTTACAATCTGTTTTCCACTATTTAACAGGTATCTGTTGTAAAACTCAAGTCCAGCTACGATAACAAAGGGGATAATAAGCAGGTAGAAAAGCCATTTTTTATTCTCTTTAAGCTCAAGAAATTTTTCGTACATAATATCTCCAAAAAAAAGACCCTGATAAACAGGGCCGAGTAAGAAAAACGGGTTTTTACCCGGCTATACTTTATAGTATCATAGAAGTTGCAAAATAATAAAAAATAATTTATTATATGAACACATTATTGCTGAAAGGACCTACAGAAACAGATATTACGGGAAATCCAAGGTTTCCAGTGCCGATATAAATTGTACTTTTCAGAACAGCATTTGCGGTAGCATCTCCAAGCCTGATTGCAGGTGCTTTTACATCTACACTGGCTTTAGCCTCAATTTGCATGTTGCTGGATTTCATACTTGAAAGACCACTTGTCTCGGAAGACAGACTAGCACCAGATATGACAATTTGACTTTCAGACTTAAGTGTAAGAAGTGACTTGGCAGAATACAAAGCCTTTCCTTCGGCTATATAATTAATATCAACCATCGCATTGCCGTTTATATTCACATCAGCATTTAGTTCTATATTCTTTTTGGCATTAAAAGCTACATTATTACCTGCATTACCTAAAATATCTTTTTTAGGTTTGTCTAGCTTCATGTTAGTAGCTTCATCTCCTTCAAGAGCTGTATCCATTTGTATGGAACCTTCTTTGTCCATTTTTACAAAAGTACCGCCTGAAGTTTCATCTTGAGGAACGCCTTTATCATCTGTTTTGGATTTAAAAGTTACAGTAAGCTCTCCATCTTTGTTGATCTGCCATCTCATTCCGTTATATTCACCTTCAAGATGGATGCCGTTTTCTTTGCTAAGATTTGTTGTTCTTCCGGGATGAGGTACACCCCCAACAATAACACCTTTGTCTGTAGCTCCGTCTAAACAAAGTAGTAAAACCATGCTTCCAAACTGATCTTTAAAGGTAGTCGAAATAGGTGTTTTCCCTTTATCCTTTGCTTCGTTTATTTTGACAGGTCTAAGTTTATATTCAAAAAAATCCGCTCTACCGCCAAAAATATCTGGCCAGGTGCAGTGTTTGTATAGAACAGGCTCCACTGTGTGAGTTTCTTTTTGCTCTACAACAAGTACATCGTATTCGGGAAATTTTTTACTTAAATTTGCCTCATCATCTTTTTCATAAACTTTTACAACAATTCCATTTTTTAATTTTGCATTTCCAAAAACATTAGAATTGTACTCGCTGGATATATCTGCCATTTCATATAGGCTTGAGTTAAACGAATCCTGGTTATCATCATAAAACTCAACATCTTCAGGTCCATATCCAAATATATCGTCAAAATCTGACATTACAATCTCCAGTATTGTTATTTTTTATTTTTATCACCACGTTTTATAAAAGGTAAAGTAAAACTTCCAGATCTTCCCGATGAGCTACCCGAAACATCTTCTCCATTTACTCTTCCTGGTATATCTTGCGAATCAGAGTAACCTGGTAGTATCTGGTCGCCTCTGTTAAAATCATCAGCCCTATCATTTTCAGTATCTACAAAATCCATTTCGGGATACACAGGGCCGTTACTATTACTTCTCTTGTCAACGCCATGAGTAAGCTCAAAATTAGTTCTAAAAAACTTTTTACCGTCTGGAGTTATGTTACAAGTATGAACAATAGATTCTATATGAAAAACTGTATTTCCTAACTCAAGATTATCACCTATACAAATATCTTCTTCTATTCCTATACAAGAAATCTTTCCATTAGCCCTGAAATGACCTCCATAAACCCAATCGAAACATAGACTGGCCCAATAGGGTGCGTGTGAGGTTGAACCTTTATCTAGCGGCCAGTCAAAATTAGAAACTTTTGTATAAGGTCTTAAACCATGTCTTTCTATATCTTTTTCATCTTTTTTTATAGTACCGGCAGTTGCGTTTTGAAAGGCTAGATTTGCACCGTCTATACCAGGAGAACCTGTTGTACCTATTATATGTACAAAGTTAAACCTAAGAGATTCATTTTTAGATATATTTATACTTTGTATTAAATCTGTTGAAACCTTCCATCTTGGTAAAGATAAAAATTTTGTACCATCAACCTTGCCATGTTCTGTATTAAAGGGTTTTTGTCTTATAATCGCTTTAGGTAAAACCGCATTTCTATCCCTATCAACCCTATAGCAGAAATACATTTCATTAACAAGTTCATTTGAATATCTTTTCAAAAGATCTACAAGAGTCACATTTGTAAGAGGAGAGGTTTGTATAGGTATTCTACCTTGTAACTTTTTGTTTAAAAGTTGTACACTATTATCTTCTGAATAAATAGGATTTAAAGAGTTATCTATATTATTACCCCACACACCTATCATTATTCTATAAATATCAATAGCTCTTTGGCCTGTTAGACCCATTAAATTAAAAATAGCAGTAGGTATTTTATGAGGAGGCCTGTTTACACTCT